ATCTCTCTGGTACTACCGCACTCACACTTGAAGGCATAGATCATAGCTTGACCGCCTCTTCTATATCTAAGTAACCTACTAACTTATCAACCTTGGACTTGTTAGCAAACTCTGAAGTGGCAGGCATACGATGAGTAACCCACTCTGGCTCTGGTATATCCATCAAATCAAAAGAGTAGATACCTAGTGGAGTAGAGTTAATATAGAACGGAACCAAGTCACGTTCAGCAGACTGAGTGATGAGCTTGCGATACTTCATCTCTTCAATTAGCAGTGTGGGGTAATGAGTATAGCGACACTTGAGTTCGATGTAGTGTCCAGCCTTGGCACTGATGCAGTCAAAAGAGTCATAGATACCAGGGCTACGCTCTAGGTCAGGGTAAAGACTCTCTTTGAGATAGTTGAATAGTTCTTCTTCTCTCATCGCCAAGGTGTCTCCCCGCCTAGCTCATCCTGCAATCTGCGAAGGGATGCGGTACACCTACGATCAGCAGTAGATACTGCACACTCTAAGAACGATGCGATCTGTTGCAGCGTAGCGTTCTCATAGTGGCGCATACGTAGCACTGCCTGATCCTTCTGATCTAGTTTAAGATAACACTTCTTGATATCTATCAGGCTAGCGAGTAGGTTGCCACCTTCTGATGGGCTAGATGATCCGCGTGGTTGACCATCGTTAATCATCTCCTGCATCTGCTCTAGCACTGTGCCATCTATGATGGATGTAATAACAAATGGCAGTAGCTGACCAAGGGTAAAGGTCTGGTAATAAACTTCATCGTTGATCTGATAGCCAGACTTGTTAGCCTTCTCCTTGCGTGCATAGCGTTCGACTGCACGCTTCATCTGCCAAGCGATACGACTTTGGTTATGTTCTAATTGCTTAGGATCTTCAACACTCATCTGCTCAGTGATGTAGGCGTTACGCGTAACAGCCCACGCAATACACTCCTGGGTAACATCTTCTTGCTCTACCCAATGCTTGTAGCGCCGGTGGACTGCATAAGCAACCGACGGCGCTAACTCATAGACAATAGGGTGGAGTTCACTCATCAGTCAGTATCTTCAACCTCTGGCCAGACACCATCTAAGACCATCATTGCAATAGCAGAGTAGTTCAATAGATCGAGGAATGAATCACGCAGTGACTCGTTGCTAGGCTGCACGCCTGAGTCAAGCAGGTTGTTGATGCGAGCTATCTTATCCCACATACGCACACGCAGACCATTAAGTGGTCCACCTGGTGAGTGAGCAATATTTTTTGGGCCGTAGTCGTGATGCTTACGAATGAGTAGGTTACCTGCTGTATCCATAATACGCCAGACATCTGTAACAAACTCCGGATCTATCTTGTCGGTGTAGGGCGCAGTAGAACTGTCTCTGTTTCCGTATTGATCTCTAGGATCTGGAAGCCCATATGCCGCAAAATCTGTATCATCTGTAGCCATTCTTCTCTACTCACCCTTCGGTTCACCCACTAGCAAAGCCCTCGTAGCATCAGCTCCGTGTGCTAGGTAGTAGTCATTGATGTCCATACCAGGTGGTAGTGTAACAATAGTTGAGTTCAATATCTCGTTAGCGACACGCTTAGCAAAGTCAGCACCAGGGTTCGATCCATCTTCTTTAATATCATTATCTCCTACAACGAAGACTGTTTCATATCCTGTAAATAGCTTAGGAAAGTGTGGCTTCCAGGACTGTACGCCTGGTACTCCCACTGCTGGTATACCCAGCATCCCGCTAGTAACTACCGCATCTAGCTCACCTTCGCAGATAACTATGTAAGGTGATAGCGGTAGCACATCTGAGACATTGTAAAGATGCGCCTTCTGTCCAGTAGGTGAGCCATACTTAGGCTTGCCATCATCTATGCGCCGGAACTTAAAGCCTACGCAACTGCCACCGGCGGTGATGTAAGGGATAGAGATCCATCCTTCATACATCTCGTGACCATTCATTGCATCGGTCACTGTGCCTAGCTGGAACTTAGCTGCTACAAGTTCAGAGATCCCACGTTCGTTTAGTGCGACCAGAGTTTCCGGACTTACCTCTTGGGCGTATCGCTGCGCCGCTTCCAGTAGCAATTTCGACTGCGCGTTTGAGGCCATCCTTAAACTCCAAGTTCTCTATGATGCAGACAATACTCACTGCATTACCACCCTTACCGCAGGTGTGGCAGAAATATAAATTGTTATATGTATTTATTACTGCAGACCTACGAGTATCGCTATGCAAGCAACACTTAACTGATACATCCTGTCCTTCTCGTACTTCCCCACCGAAGTAGGTAACGATTGGACCTATGGGGATTGAGTTTGCATCAGTGGAGTTGGAACTCCCTCGACCTTTACCCAACCTTGACCAGTCTTGTGCTGGCATACGCATCCTTCACACTTCTCGTGCCAGTGTGCAGCACGCTTGAGATGGTTGAGTGAGTTCTCCTCACCTGCCTTGATACAGTTCTCACAAATCATTCTTCTACCTTCTTGCTTTCTAGCTCTTGTCTACCCTTTTGCCAAGCAACTCCAGCATCAAAGCCAGCGTTGTAACCCTCATCAAATGATTTACTCTTTGCAGAGTCATAACCTAATCCCGCTAGTCGCCTACGATTTTCAGGTAGGCCAATCTTGGTTGTCATACTTTCTTTGCTCTCTTCTTAGGTGCTACCTTCTCAGCGATGTATTCTTCAACTGCTGATTCAGCATCAGCTTCTACGATTGCTTCTTCTACTGCATCAGGAATGAGTATCTCTGATGTGGTGATTTCACCTTGTGGTACTGGCATTATTTTTTCTCCTTTAGTGTTTTATTTAATTTTTTAAGTTCTTTTAGTATGGCAAAAAGTGCAACAGCGGTGCCTTCTTCTGTGCCTTCAAACATATACTCTTCACTGAGAGAATAAATATCTTCAGTCATTGCTTCTCCTTTAACCATTGTGTTAGATCCTGGATGACCCAGGCTTTACTTATACCTGCGTTGCGACGCTTAACTACAACATAATGCAGTGGCACTTCCCCAATACCACGAGCCTTAGCGTAGTTAAGCGCCTCAACTTCAGCTTCAGCCCAGAACTCTGGTAAGGACAGGGCCTTTCTGTTTTTCAATTCAAGGATGTAAGTTTCTCCCGCGATAACAGTTACGATGTCGCCTTCATCCTTTGCCCCAGCTTTAGTCAAACGTTCTGCAATGGCACCCATCTTACGTAGCCACTTCATTACATCTGTCTCAAACTGAGAACCCTTAGTCTTGTTGTATTGACTCATCTACCAGTACAACCTTGTTGATCTTATAGATCACATTGCCTTCTTCATCTTTGACTAACTCGACAATACCAGATTGCAGTAGAGCACCAACGAAGTTGGTTAGGTCTACCTTGATTGCATCTACTTCTTTTTGTAAATCACTCATTTAATTCCCTATCTATTGTTGGACTATGTAGTCGCCTTGATATCCATTTACTGCATCGTTTCTTAGCATAACACCCCAGGCATTTTTATCAGAGATCTGACAAGCAGCATAGTTTACAAATAGTGTTACGTAATCCTTACCATCTGCAGCGTGTGGACCAAAGCGGTTCTTAACTGCAGCTACCTTCAACTCAGCGTTGGTTGGGTCATAGCCCAGCGTTAGGATCAACGCCGGTAACTGACTTACCTTGCCGTGAATAGCACGTCTAGCAGGTGGCTGAGATGGTGATCCATACTCACTCTGCTCAGATACGTGGTGTAGCACAAGTACGCAGGCTTCAGTCTTACGTGCCATATCGTGCAGCTCCATCATTATCGCACGCAAGCCAGCCCACTCATTGTCAGTCTCTGCTGCCACATTCATTAAGTTATCTATGACAATCAACTCTGGAGCCTTGCCATATAACTCCACATATGCCCTGATCTCTAACTCGATATCATCTAGTGATGGTGATGAATCAAAGACCCACTTGATATGTTCTAACTTGCCAAAGTGTTTATCGTAGTAGTGCTTATCCTTAGATAGGTTCGACTCTACCGATACCTGTGAGTGACCAGATGCAGCAGATGCTGCTCTCATCATCACAGTTGTTGTATCAGTATCTGCTGAGAAGAAGAGCGTTGATACATTTGCTTTCATCGCATAGACAAGAGCGAACATAGACTTACCAGCGTTAGGTGCTGCAGCTACCATACAGACTTGTCCTCGCCGGAACTTAATCTGCTTCAGTGATAGCCCCTGCCACACGTCAGGAAGTGGTGTTGCCTTGGTAAGCACCCCACTCCAAGCACGTGATAAGTCAAGCAACGCCTTCCTCCTTTAATTTTAATCGTCGTTTACGTCTGACTAATCTACGTTGACCTTC